CTAGATCGGCAACTGGTTGCCAACCTGTCGCTTCTTGGATTCACACCAACAGACCGTTCACGACTAGGCGTAGCTGAAGTCAAACGTGTTTCAAAACTAGAGGACTTAAAGGCTCGTGCCAGCCAAAAGAATTGAGTCATGGCCTCCAACATGGCTGACACCTGTGAACAAAGCCGCACTAACAAAATCGCGTGGCGCACAAGTATCAGACTTCATAGACACGTTTGCAATTCAAACTAAAGAAACTGTTGCAGGTTATGCAGGTGACAAGATGCAACTGCGCGATTGGCAACATGAATTGTTTAGGCATTTGTTTGCCGTTGGAACAGATGGCAAGTTTAGACACCGCACCGCACTAATTGGCATGGCCCGGAAGAACGGAAAATCCGCGCTAGGTTCTGGCATTGGTTTATGGTCGTTGATCATGGGGCCTAACGGTGGCGAAGTTTATTCCTGTGCAGCTGACAAAGATCAGGCGCGTATTATTTTCGGTGATGCTAAAAGAATGATTGAAGCAGAACCTGAACTTGCAGAAGTTTGCAAGGTCTACCGCGATGCAATTGAAGTTCCTTCAACTGGTTCTGTGTATCGTGTTTTATCAAGTGAATCCTACTCAAAAGAAGGTTTGAGTGCGACAACCGTTTTAATAGATGAGCTTCACGCGCTACCAAATCGTGAACTGTTTGACGTTATGCAACTTGGTATGGGTGCAAGACGTGAGCCAATGCTTATTGCACTTACAACAGCAGGAGTCAAAGCAGACTCAACTGGTCAAGATTCAATCGCGTACAACCTTTATCAGTACGGAAAACGTGTGGCACAAAAAGAAGTCATAGATACGAGTTTCTTTATGGCGTGGTGGGAATCAGAATCGGAAGCAGACCACCATCTTGAACTAACTTGGAAACAAGCTAATCCTGCGTTTGGCGATTTGAATGACCCTAAAGATTTTGCAGCAATGGTTAAGCGAACACCAGAAGCAGAGTTCAGAACTAAGCGATGCAACCAATGGGTGAGCAGTCAAACCGCGTGGTTGCCTAACGGCGCGTGGGAACAACTAGAAGTTAAGCGCACTATTTCGCCAGACGTTCCAGTTGTCTTAGGTTTTGATGGTTCGTTCTCTGGTGATGCTTCCGTAATTATTGGCGTTACTTGTGAAGAACAGCCGTATGTCTTTATGGTTAAGGCGTGGGAAAAGCAACCTGAAGATGTAGATGATTGGCGCGTGGACATTCTTGAAGTTGAAAATACGATCATTGAATTTTGTGGCACACATAACGTGCGAGAGATTGCTTGCGATCCGTTCAGGTGGCAACGCACAATGCAGGTCTTAGATGAAGCAGGTTTCCCAATTGTTGAATGGCCTTCGACTTCCCCGGCGCGTATGGTTCCAGCGTGTGCGAAATTCTATGATGCAGTTGTTTCTAACAAGCTGACACATGACGGTAACCCACTAGTTTTAAGACACTTGCAGAACGCAGTTGTAAAGACCGACAGACTAGGGCCACGCATTGTGAAAGAACATCGTGGTTCGCCACGAAAGATAGATGCGGCAGTTGCTAGTATCATAGGATTTGATAGGGCAACTGTTTCCAGAGAAGAACCCGTTGTGCCACAGTTCTTTAGTTTCTAGGAGTTGCTTTGATCCCGTCTATCCTGCAAGCAGTTGGTTTAGCAACAATCTCACTAGGTCTAGGTTTGTTCATCCTGCCATTAGGAATAGTCGCAGCTGGCATAAGTATTTTGCTAGTTGGTATTGCATTTGAGAAGGGTCAATAATGCTTGGAAATTTAACAGGTCGCAACGAAGAAGAACGTGCGATCAGCTTTCAATCTATTTGGGGAGCAGGCGATTCTTTTGCATTTACAACTGAAGCCGGCACAAACATAGATCAAACTCAAGCGTTAAAGATAAATGCTTTCTATGCCTGCGTTCTTTTAATTTCTGACACCATCTCAACGCTTCCAGTTGATTCATTTCGCAGAATAAATGGTGACCGCGTACCTTATCGCCCACAACCTAGTTGGGTTCAAAGACCAGACGTAGACCTATTACGTTCAGAACATTATCAACAGGTTTTAATTTCGTTACTGCTAGATGGCAACGCATTCGTGCGAGTGTTCCGCGATAACTCTGGTCAGGTAATAAATCTTGTTGTAATTGACCCAACACGAGTAACGGTAACGCGAAACAAAGTAACTCGTGAAATTGAATACATCATTGACGGATCAAACGAAACACCAATACGCAAACAGGATATGTTGCAGATTACAGAATTGCGCAAGGCTGGCGATCTGCGAGGTATGTCTAGAGTTACAGAACTTAAAGACAATCTAGGTTTAACAACTGCCCTACAATCTTTTGCTTCACGTTTCTTTGGTCAAGGCGCAACCACTTCAGGAATTATCGAAACGCCACAAGGCCTTAACAGCGATCAGGCTAAACAGCTAGTAGATGGATTCAATCAACGTCATAGCGGATTCAGAAAGTCAAACAGAACTGGACTTCTAACTGGTGGCGCAAAGTTTGTTAGAACTGGTGTGAATCCAGACGAAGCGCAGATGCTTGATAGTCGTAAGTTAGCCATTGAAGAAGTGGCAAGAATGTTTAGAGTGCCGCCACATATGATTGGCGTTACAACACCGGGAGCGCAGTCTTACGCATCAGTTGAGCAAAACAGCATTAACTTCGTAACTCACACTTTGCGCCCATACATTGCAAAGATTGAAGATGCTTATAGCGCACTATTGCCAGAAGGCGCGTTCCTTCGTTTCAATGTAGATGGACTTTTGCGTGGTGATTTTGCTACGCGTATGAATGGTTATTCAATTGGATCGCAGGCAGGATTCTTAAGTGTTAATGACATTAGACGTTTCGAGGACTTACGGCCTGTTGATGGTGGCGATGTTTATCGTGTGCCTTTGGCAAACGTGGATTTGGGCGCAGCTTCTTTGGTTGAAACTGACAAGCGCGTTACGATGGCACAGAAACTTATCAACTCTGGCTTTGATCCTGCTGGCGTTCTATCTGCTCTTAGCCTGCCAAAGATTACGCATACTGGTTTGCCAACTACGCAACTTCAAGCAATCGCACAAATAGACCCGGCAAACCCTGAATCTGTTTATGGAGTGAACTAATGCAAAACCCTGCAATCTACAACGTCACAATGTATCAAGGCGCAAGTTTTGATTTGTCGCTAACTTGGAACGTCAATTCACTTCCAGTTAATCTAACGGGTTACACAAGTCGGATGCAGGTGCGCACTAGCTTTGATTCAGCTACAACAGTTCTAAGTTTGACTAACGGTTCAGGAATCACATTGGGTGGAACTGTCGGCACGATTCTTGTTGAAGCATCACCTGCAACAACGGCAGGCGTTGCTACCGGTCAATACGTTTATGATCTTGAAATGGTGTCTGGCGGTAGCGCGGTGACTCGTTTAATTCAAGGCACGTTCCTAGTTGATCCAGAGGTTACTAAGTAATGGCAGATGCAACTATTGTTATTGCGGAAACTAACGCAAGCGTTGTAGTTACTTCTGATACGTCTGCAACAATTTCCGTAACTGAAACAACCGCTAATTTAACAACTTCCAACGTAGGCATTCAAGGTGCATCGGGCGCGACAGGCGCAACCGGGCCATCTAATGTTTTAAGCGTTGGAACAGTTACAGGTGGAGTTACTGCTGCCGCGACAATCACAGGCACAACACCAGCACAAGTTCTTAACTTAGTTTTACCGACAGGTGCAACTGGAGCTACTGGAGCTACTGGTGCTACGGGTTCAACTGGAGCAACAGGTGCGCAGGGTATTCAGGGCATTCAAGGCATTCAGGGACTTAAAGGCGATACGGGTAATACGGGCGCAACCGGCGCACAAGGCGCAACTGGTGATAGTTCATCGCATTATCATTACAACGCAAAAACAAGTACAACAAGTGGCGATCCAGCATCGGGTAATTTAGCTTGGAATAATGCAACTCAAATAAGTTCTACAACTTTACAAGTCAATCACGTTGACGCAGACAATCAAGACGAT